TGGCAAAACTTACTCAGCTTTACAATGGCTTATCCGATTATGTCTAAAGCATCAAGGCATGACCATCTCAATAGTTAGGAAAACACTTCCTGCTTTGAAATCATCTGCAATGAGGGACTTTATAGAGATACTTAATTCAATCGGGTACTATAACGAGTCGGACCATAATAAGTCAGAAAACACCTACCTACTTAATAAAAACCTTATTGAATTCTTTAGCGTGGACGATGCTCAAAAGATACGAGGTAGAAAGAGAGACATCCTATTTGTAAATGAGGCCAATGAGATAGACCTTGAAGATTGGAGGCAGTTACTTTTAAGAACAACTGGTAAGGTTATAATTGACTATAACCCTTCAGATTTTGAGCATTGGATTTATGATCAGGTATTAACGAGGGAAGATTGCGGCCTAATCATTACGACATACAAAGACAATCCCCATTTACCCGATGCACTTAAAAAGGAGATTGAAAGTTTAGAGCAAGCAGACCCTGAATACTGGAAAATCTTTGGTTTAGGGGAAAGAGGCCAACTGATGGGCTTAGTCTTTAACAATTGGACGAATCAATTAGCGGTACCAGATAACGCCAATTTTGTAGGTTATGGTTTAGACTGGGGATTCTCAGCCGACCCTACTGCATTAGTTAGCGTTTGGAAGTATGAACAAGAGTTATACATAAGGGAGGAGTTATACGAAAGAAAGTTGACCAACCAAGACATAGCTGAAAGGTTAAAGGATATGGGCATAGCTCGGAAAGAAATATTTGCCGACTCAGCTGAACCTAAAAGTATTGAAGAAGTGTATAGATTAGGATTCAATATCAAACCAACTCAGAAGGGGAAAGACTCAATCATCAACTCAATAGACATTCTTAGACGCTACCGATTGAACCTGATAGGCAACAACCTACAAAAAGAGTTTAGAACCTACAAATGGAAAACGGACAAAGCAGGAAAGATAGTTAACGAACCAGTTGACTTTAACAACCACTTAATTGATGCTACACGCTATTTAGCTTTGATGAGATTGCAAGAACACAGACGTGGTCAATATGTTACAATTAGGGCCTAAAAAAATATATAGAATAGAATGAAAAGCATTTACTACAATTTAACCTTAAAGGACTTCATAGAACTAAACTCAGTGAAGGGAAGCGACTTGGAAGCGAAAAGGCAAAAGCTTTCAATCTTGTTTAAGGTGGAAAAGGAGTTTTTTGATGGTATGACCTCAGCGCAAGTAATTGAGTTATACTCAGACTTTGAGAAGTTAGAAGCCCAGCCGATTAAGACAGTTTATAAAAACAGAATTAAGATAGGCGGTAGATGGTTTTTTATTGATTACAGATTAAGTCAAATAAGCTCAGCTCAGTTTATTGACATTACTCACTTTGCGAAGTCTAATCCATTGGACAACATACACAGAATAGTGGCAAGTTGTATCAGGCCGATAAGTTGGAGATTCGGAAAAGCAGGAAAGTATAATGGAGATGAACATGACGAGATTAGCGAACTACTTTTGAATCAAATGAAAATCAAAGATGCTTACCCTATCATGCTTTTTTTTTGCACTCTATCAAGCAAATTATCGGACAATATCCTAAACTTTTTCCTGAGTCAAGCGGAAACGATAGAGAACCAGTTGAAAACTTTAACACTAAATGGGGATGGGTTGCAACGATAGATAACCTTGCTGGACATGACAAGACCAAATGGGATTACTTTTTTAACTTAGGACTAAAGGAATTTTTAAATATAGTTAGTTATCACATAGACCACACCGACGAGATAAAGCGACAGAATGCAAGAACAAGACTACACTAATTTACTGAGCGACTTAGGAACTGACTTGTCAGAGCCAGCCGAGTTCAACTCATTAATTGAGGAGGCTGTAATTCGTTTTGTTAATAGTTTGTCTGATGCGATGAAATCTAACCTAACCGAGAAGGATGCTTACTACGCTGACTCGGAACTGGTCCAATCAATAATCACTTTACCTATTGAATCAAACGGAACTACTTTTTCAATGGCTATTGATATGAACTATTATGGTGACTTTATCAATAAGGGTGTAAGCGGTACCAGAAACAAGTTCAATTCTCCTTATTCATTCAAAAAGGAATCAGTTAGTCCAGCCTTTAACAAGTCACTCAGAAAGTGGATCACCAAAAGAGGCATCCCGATTCAAAGTAGGTATTCACAAACTCGCAACTTGACTAAGTCGGCAAGAGCTAAAAAACAAATAGACGAAAAAACCAAAATGGCTTACGCTATGGGAATGGGTATTAAAAGGGAAGGTATAGAACCAACTTACTTTATAGACGATGCCCTGAGTGAAAAGAGCATTCAGACCTTTGCTCAAAGTTTAGCAGATGCCTTAGGAAGGTCCATTTCAGTAACGATAATAAATAAATTCAAATGATAACAATTAACGTATCACCTAATAATTGGCAAAATGTTTACAATGAGCTTTGGTTTAATTTAATAAGTACAAATGCTACTGCACAAGGATTTCAATTCTTGGTGGATATTAACGTCTCAGGACAGACAAACCCAGTAGCCCGCCTTACTTTTCCTAAACAACCGGGTGTTAACTTTGTAAATTTAGATGTTAGCGAAGTATTACGCAACTATGTGACTTATAACTTTCAAAGTTATAATAGTTCTGGGATCAAACATTGCACGAGTTCAAAGGTTGACTATTGGATAGAGTTTGGAGAGGTTTATAACAATGCCTCAGGGATTCCGACTATTTACCCTAATTTAGTAAGTTATAATACAAGTGGAGATAACGCTCACTCAACAAATGCGATTTTTGACTTTTTAGACTGGAGCAAAACGGCCTTTACAAGTTTAAACATTGGACCACCCGAAAACTCTTTAAAGACTTTGAACCAAACTACCTACCAAGAGAAGTTAAGATATGGAGAAGAAAGGTTTTTAACTGTCTTTGACCGAGAAGGATTGTTCAGCAATATCAATGTGCAAGTGCTTGATAAAAATTTTACAACTCTAATCCAATCCAATGCAAGTTTTACCACATATGGTTCAATCGTTTCAATCAATGTAGCTAACTCAGGGAACTCAACTGGATACTATAAGATTGTTTATGATGCTGCCTTTGATTATTCAGATGCGGTTTACTACCGAGTTAACGGGCAGAACACGAGCGGAAGTGGAGCGATAACTTATTTTAGTAGAACTTTTGTAATTGACAAGAGCTGTCAAAAGTATTCGCCTATCCGTTTACATTGGTTGAATAACTTAGGTGGTTTTGATGCGTTTACTTTTACAAAGGTTAGCAGAAACTTTACTGACATAGAAAGGAAAATGTTTAAGAAGTTTCAACCTTTAAACTATCCTAAAACCTTTAGAGCTAAGACAGACTACTACACTAAGTTTACCGATACGATTCAGATTAACTCAGATGGATTGACTGATGCTGAATGGGTTGGCCTAAAAGAGTTAGTCCTTAGTCCAGTTGTCATGATGGAATACGGAGCAACCTATATACCCGTAAACATAAAGGAAACCAACTACGAAGAAAAGCAATACGTCAATGACAGACAGTTGAGCAGTTTAAGTTTGACACTTGAGTACACCTTTGACAATTACAGACAATCACTATGAACCAAACAGAATTAAAAATAATAGCTTACAACTCATCAGGTATAGTGAGTAATACTTGGAATGTTGACCTTTATGATAGTGTTCCTATGCCTATTAATAAGTCAATAGTTGACATTAGAGAACCTGACAAAAGACAGAGCGACTATTCAAAAAGCTTAACCATACCCGGTACCGCAAACAATCATCAAATATTCTCGGCTATTTTTAATATTGACCGCTCAACAATAAATAGTTCAACCTTAAATTTTAACCCTGACTTTAATCCAAACTTAAAAGCTGATGCGATACTTTACAGAAAAGGAATAGCTCAGCTAATAGGTTACATACAATTGGTTAGTATTAAAAATGTTGATGGAGCAATTGAATACGAATGTGTAATAATAGGTAAGTTCGCTAACTTGTTTCAAGATTTAGGTGAATTAAATTTAGCTCAATTGGACTTGTCAGAGTTTGACCATGTATGGAATAAAACAAATGTTCAAAATTCATGGGCTACATCAATCATTAAGAACGGGACTACCTATGTAAACTTTAATGCAAGCGGACAACCTAACGGAGCTGGTTATGTTTACCCATTAATTGACAGAGGCAATTCAAATACTTCAGCTGAGAACGACTACAACTTTGGTACTATGTATCCTGCGGTATATGCTAAACAAGTAGTTGATTCTATTTTTGCTGGAGCAGGTTATAGGTATGAATCAAACTTTTTCAATTCGCAAAGATTTAAAAATTTAATTATCCCTTATTGCGGTGGGGATTTCAGAATGACAGAGGGAGAAGTTGAGAATAGAACTTTCTTAATGACTAATTCAACTGGCTTAAGTTTTACAAGTTCAGACCAATATAGGTCAAGCGTTTATAAAATAGCTTTTAACACTAACGGAAACGATACCAACCCTTCAGGAGTTAGCACAGTTAATCATGAATGGACTTGCCCAGCTGGATTAGGTGGTAAATATAGATTTGCAATTGAAGGCAATATTAATATAACTGGAACGGGTACTGGATTTTGTAAGTTTAATTTTGGGATAAGAGTAAATAGGGGAGGAAGTGTTTTATCACAAATTGCAACAGATTACAGAACAGCAGCGGTAGGGAATTCAGGAACAATAAAAATTGAATCAGGTTTATTTGACATACAAGCAGGCGATAAAGTTTACGCAGTAGCTTATTATGAAAGTTATGTAGGAGCTGATGCAAGATTATTTACTTTAAACTTTCAAACTGGATTTGATTTTTACTCAAACCCTCAAGCCAATTACCAAGAAGGACAAACGATTGACATAGTATCAGCCTTACCCGAAAAGACAAAACAAACCGAGTTCCTTCAGTACTTGATAAAGATGTTCAACTTATATGTTGAGGTAGATAAGATTGATTACAAGAAGTTAATTATTGAACCAAGAGATGAATTTTACTTAGACGAATACGAAGACTTAACAGACTATTTAGACGTATCGCAGGAGCTTGAAATTAAACCTATGGGCTTACTTGACTTTAGGGTTTTTGAGATGACTTACAAATCCGATTCTGACGAGTTTAATAAACGCTATGAAGATGTGTATAGAGAGCCATTTAGTAAAATTAATTTTACTATAAACAATGATTTTATTCGTGATTCTAAATTTATTGATTTAGGTTTTAGTGCGACTCCTTCAGCTGATGCAAAAACGAACGATAGGATAATTCCAAAAATAAGACCTCAAGACCCCTCAACTGATTCAAGCAATTTG